TTTACTTCTACTAAGTCAGTTATTAGGATAGGAGCCCCCATGAGTATTGAAGAGACAAAGAAGAAGATACAAGGCATAGAAGATGACAAGCTTCGGAAGTATGAGCAAAAAAAGATAAAACTTTTCGGAACTCTTAATAAAGTATTTGCCACTAAAGAGGGTAAGACTGCTTTAAAACATATTAAGTCTCAGTGTGGTTTTGGACAAGGAACAGTTGTTATTGATCCAAAGTCTAATGAGATTAATAAAGACTCAACGATTTACAATTTAGGTCGATTGAGTATATATGAAGACCTTAGAAGACATTTAGACCCAAAAATTCTTAAGGATATAGAATTTTAAACCCGAACAATAAGGAGATAAGAAATGGCTGAGTTAGTAGAAGTAAATAATGAAGTAGGTGGCGAAGAAACCATTCCTGTATTTAATGAGAATGGATCTTTAAATGCCACACCAACTCCAGTGGATGCTGGAACGGTTGAGGCAGCTGCACCATCCTTTGAAATCCCTGAAGCATATAAGGATAAGAAGTATTTACAAGGCATTGATAGCCAGGAAAAAGTCTATGAGATGCTTGACAATGCTCAGTCTTTGATTGGCAAGAGACCAGGCCTTCCTACGTCAGAGTCTAGCGAGGATGATTGGAATAAGTTTTACAATGACCTTGGTCGACCTGATTCTGCAGATAAGTATGAATTCAAAGAGATTGAGTTACCTGAAGGTACGGCGAGAGATGAGGGATTCACTCAGCAATCCACAGAGCTTATGCACAAGCTTGGACTGAGTCAAAATCAAGCATCAGGGCTTAGAGAATGGTTTGATGGCTACACATTAGAAGCTCTTAATAAACAACAAGAGACTTTAAAGACAGACAATGAGCAATGGGAGAATCTAGCTAACGAGTATTACGGAGATAATAAAGACCAGATAATGGCTGATGCCAAGGATCTTATTAAAGAGAATCTTCCAGATAAGTTTGAGGGTGCTTTAGATAGCTTCTCAAACGAACATCTTTTAAAGATGGCTGGAGTTCTACACAATATTAAGAATAAGTATATATCAGAGGATTCACTTTCTAAGAAGGATGCTCATGCGGCTCCTGCTTTGACACCTGCTGAATATCATAAGAAGGTATTGCAGTTTATATCTAATCCTGCTTATACGGATCAACTTCATCCAGAGCACGAGGCTATATATATGGAAGGTCAGAAGATGTATGAAGCCTTAGATAAGATGCGTTTATCCCAAAAGTAAGATTGACAAATCAGATGAAATTTGGTATACTGCGATTAAAGGTAAAGAATACGTCCATTTGAGACTGGGTAGCGCATAAGCGTCCGATTGACACTGGGTAGCGTACTGAAAAAAGTTTTTAGTAGTGTTAACTAATCAGGAGGATGCATAATGGGCGTTCAATCAATAGATAATAATTTAGTTACTCAGTTTAGTGACAAGATTCACTTACTGTCTCAACAAAAGCTTTCCAAGTTGAAAAGCATTGTTGAAATTATTCCAATCACAAGTGCCGATGATCATGCTTATGATCGTTTAGACGGCGTTCAGGCGAACGAAGTTTTTGGTCGCGCACAAGAAGTACAATTCAGTGATATCACTCACTCTCGTAGAAAACTTCCTCGTCGTCGTTTCGATATCGTAATTCCTATCGATCAATCAGACGTTCGTGGAGCTTTGCTTGATATCTCTGGCAAATATGCACAACAGTTCATGTCTGCCTTAAACAGAGAAATCGATCGCATTATTGTTGAAGCAATGTTTGCAGATGTTCAAACAGGCCGTAACTTTGAAAACACTGTTACTGCTGTTAACGATGGCGTTACTACTGTAAATGCTACAGCTGGCTTGACATATGAAAAACTATTGGAGATCACAGAGAACTTCATGGATGCTGATGTTGGAAACGAAGAGATGGATCGTCTCTACCTTTCTATCACAGGTAAAGAGCATAGTGCGTTAATGAATGAAACAGAGTTAATCTCTGGAGACTTTACTCATCAGTTCGCTGTTGAAAGAGGTCGTATGAGAAACGCTTTGGGAATGGATCTTTTAGCTTATGCAGGAAGCCCTTCTACAACGCCAATCTTAGATGTTAATGGTTCAACTAGAGATTTGTTTGCAATGTCTAACCGCGCAATGGCGTTAGGTATTTCTAAAGATATTTCTATTGAAGTTCAACCTCGTTTTGACTTAGTGGATACTTTCCAAATTGTAGGTATTCTACAAATGGGTGCAGTTCGTACCGAAGGTAAGTTGATCCAAAAAGTTCAAACCACTGTTTAATAAAGGAGCATTAATATGGCTGTAGAAGATAAGTATATAAATCAAGATATTGTAGATGGAAAGCTCGGAGAAGCTTTTGCTGTATCAGGTGTTAACTCTATCGTTTTGACGGAGACATTTGAAGTGGCAGTTGCTGATGATGATGGCTCTATCTATCGTGTATTTAAAGGCGTGAGTGCTAATGTTATCCCTTCAAGTATTGTTATTACTAACGATGCTATTACGGATGGTACGGATTACGATCTGGGCATTTACATAACTGAATCTGGAGTTGTTAAAGATAAAGATGTTTTGGCAGATGGACTTGATATGTCTAGTGCTAGAGCTGAAGGATCTGGAACTTCAGGACTTGTAACTGTAGATGTAGCTGATGTCAAAAAGAGGATTTTTGAATTAGCTGGAGACACTACGGATATTGAAGAAATAGGTTATGACATTGCTTTTACTGCTAACACAGTAGGATCAGCGGCAGGAACTATTTCGGTTAAAGCTACTTTTATAAGTAACTAATCATCTCTTGTTTTGGTGTGGCGCGCTTTATAGGTTTGCTGCGTCACACCTTTACAAAATTAAGGAGAGACCATGGCGGCTCCAACCAGTGCAGTTGATGTTTGTAACTTAGCATTAGATCTTTTAAAGCAAGACGCAACAATAACAAGTATTGAAACTCCAGTAACGGAAGCAGAGACCATTTGCGCTCGTTGGTATGATGAAACAAGAAGGTCTGTTCTACGTGGCAATGCGTGGAACTTTGCTATTAAGAGAGCGATCTTAGCACCTTCAGTGGAGGTTCCAGTTTTTGGTTACAGCAAGAAATTTCCATTACCTAACGACTTCGTAAGACTTTTAACTTTGGGCGATGACAATACCGTACTCCAAAGCGCTGAAGAACTTGAGTTGTTAGATTACCAAATGGAAGATAACGCTATTCTTTTAAACACTGATTCAGATCAATTAAAGATGAGATATATCTTTGACATAAAGAATGTTGTTAAGTTTGATTCTATGTTTGTTGGAATTTTATCACACACGTTAGCTATTAACATGGCTACAAGATTCACAGGTAATCAGAATTTAAAAGCACAGCTTGAAAACTCTAACGCACTTCAAGAGCTTAAGACAGCTGCAGTTGATGGTCAAGAAAGAACTCCTAAGAGGATTGAGAGAAGTTCTTTTATAGCCGCAAGATCAAGAAGGGGTACAACTGGATCCACCGCTTTTGGTGGAACCGTCATTGTATTTTAATAAATGCCTGACTTAAATTTAAACTTACAAAACTTCGCAGCTGGAGAGTTGTCTCCTAAAATGCGAGGAAGATTTGATCTTGCAGTTTATTTCAATGGAGCAGAGCGGCTCCAGAACTTTATAGTGGAAACCCAGGGGCCTGCTAAGTTTCGTCCTGGTTTTAAATTTATCCATAATACAAAAGATTTTAATGAGGCTGTTCTCATACCATTTCAGTTTAATGATGAACAATCATATATTATTGAGTTTACAGATTTATTCATGCGTGTTTATAAAGATGAAGGAGTTTTGGTTGAACCTTCTGTTACGATTACTGGTGCTACTAATGCTGATCCTGTTGTTATAACAGCGGTTGCTCATGGCTATAGTAATGGTGATGAGGTCTTTATAAATGAAGTTGTAGGCATGACAGAGATTAATGGCAAGAGTTTTTTAACAGCCAACGTAACAGCTAATACATTTGAGATAACAGATCTTGATGGCACTGACATAGACGGTACGGGTTTCGGGACGTATACGAGTGATGGCATTGCTGAGAAGATCTTTGAGATAGCCAGCCCTTTTTTAGAGGCAGAGCTTTTCCAAATTAAGTTTGCTCAAAATGCAGACACGATGTATCTCACACATCCTAACCATGATCCTAGAAAGTTGACGAGAGTAAGTGTTACTAGTTTCACTCTTTCTACATTCGTTAGAACGGCTGATCCATTTACTGGGGCTGGAGACTTCCCTCGTGCTGTAACCTTCTATGAGTCTAGAATTGTCTACGGAGGCACTGATAACGATCCTCAAAAGTTGTTCTTCAGTAGAACTCCTGATAGCAGTGGTAACCCAAGATATGAAGATTTCACAACTGGAACTGATCCAGATAATGCAATATTAATAACAATAGCTTCTCGTGAAGTAAACGTCGTACGTTGGCTTAGAGGGACTAACAGGTTCCTTGCGGTAGGTACGTATGGAACAGAGCTTCAAGTGACAGGAGCGCGAATAGAAGAGGCAATTACGCCTGACAATGTCAACGTTAGAGAGATATCTTATCTTGGAGTGTCAGACATTAACCCTGTTGCTAAAGATCAGACTATTATTTATCCTCAACGTGGACAAAGAACATTAAGAGCACTTCAATACGATTTAACATCGGATAGCTATGTACCTATCGATAAGAACAAATTAGCTGACCATATAACCGAAGGCCTGATCAAACAATTAGCATTTCAATCAGCGCGCCCGACAGTTTTATGGTCAGTTACTGAAGTGGTCAACTTCTTGGATTAACATTTGACCAAGAAGAGGCTGTCTCAGGATGGCATAGACATGAGACAAAAGAGGGCGATTTGTTTGTAAGCGTGGCAGTTTCTTCACAAGACAATGGTTTTGAGAAGTTGTGGACATGCACTCAAAGAACAATAGATGGTAATGTTAGACATTATATAGAGCAACTTGCTGAAGAAGTTTCTTTTAAAGAGAGATTTGATTTCTTTACAAATGACGAAGCGGATGATAATAGACGCTTTAGGAATTTCATGTTTGAGAATCAAAAAGAATATATTCACGTCGATAGTTCCCTCACCTTCGATGGATCAGCTAGGGGGAGCGCGGCCTCTTCCTCCGTGACTCCCGCGGCTGTATCTGGACTAGGTATTACATTTACTGCATCAGCGCCAGTATTTACTTCTGATGACGTGGGTAATCAGATCTGGAAGAAGTCTGTAACAGGAGAAGAAGAGGGTCGTGCAGAGATAACAGCTTTCACTTCTAGCACTAGCGTTGATTGTACAATTACAAAAAACTTTGATACTACTGATGTAATGGCGGCTGGCAACTGGTATTTAACTGCTCAAACTATTAGTGGACTAGATCATTTAGAAGGTGAAGATGTTTCGATTATAGCCGATGGCGGGCAACATCCTTTAGAAACTGTAACTGACGGAGAGCTCACATTAGATTATCAGGTGTCGGTAGCTCATATTGGATTAAAGTATATTGGCTTTCTTAAGACTATGAATTTAGAGAGAGCCACTTCAACAGGAGTTTCACAGACAAAACCCAAGAACATGTATCAACTAGGGATAAAGTTTCTTGACACATTGGGCGCTAAATATGGCACTAGCCTTTATAGATTTGAAACAGTGCTTTCACGTTCTCCTGGAGATTTTACAGACAGGCCTCCTCTTCTATTTAGTGGTGATAAGATTTTAAATTATTCAGATAACTGGGGAATAGAGAAGTTTGTATTTATTAAGCAAGACAATTCATTGCCATGTGTAGTGCAGGCATTAATACCGTATATTTCAATTCAAGAACCATTTACAGGAGCTTAATATGGCTAGACATGTAGCGAAGAAGAAAGCTAGTTCTAAGAGAGGCAAGATGAAGAAGGGGGCATTATCCTCTATTATGGGCAAAAGGCCTGTAAAGAAAAAAGGATCAAGGAGAAAGTAATGGCCCCGAAAAGACTGGAAAGCTGTGTAAGTCAAGTAGAAGAAACAGGTAAGAGCAAGTCCTCTGCCTTTGCTATTTGCACAGCCTCTTTAAAGAAGTCTGATTCTAAAAAAAAGAGTAAGGGGAAGAAAGATGTTTTGCCCTAGATGCGGCTATGAAATGGAATGTCCGTGCAGAGATTGCGTTGAGACAGAAAACAATGGCGATGTAAAGCCTTGGATTCATCTTAAGGGAGACGTGATTAAGTGTTTTGACTGTGGCATGCAGAAAAAACGTAAGTGGTGGAACTCTTTAGAGAATACAATGTATCGAAACGATGCACATGAGAAGATAGTTTTGGAAGATATAGCAGAGGTGCTACAGGAGATATTTAGTTGTGAGTGAAGTTATAAAGAAAATTGATTTCCATGTGGAACATATCAACATGTTATCCCCAAGAGACTATGAACTTAGAACTGTATTTAATGAAGAGTCTTTTGTTAATAGGTTAGGAATGCTTCAGGGCATTCGTGAGAGTCCAGACTTCTTTGGTGATTCCTGGACATTCATAGTTGATGGGCGTATTTTATCTTGCTTAGGATTTTTAGAGATTTACAAGGGCGTTGCAGAGATATGGCAGATTCCTTCTATTTTTCTAGAGAGGCATGTGTTTGCTTTTTCAAAGGCTATTAAACAATTAATAGAGAACGTAGCTAAAGAATTTAAATATCAGAGGTTTCAAACGACTTCCCCTGACGATGATCTTCATGAAAGATGGATGAAGTTCTTGGGGTTTGAAAAAGAGGGCGTATTAAGGCGCTATGTTAATGGTGAAGATTTCATACAATATGCAAGGTTGTTCTAATGAGTTTAAATTTCGCTAGTATATTCACAGGTTTAAGTGGAGTAGCACAAGTTTTTTCAGGCATTCAAGCTAATAAGGCGGCACAATCGCAAGCTAGAGCTCAAGAGAATCAGTCTCAAATCACTTTAAATGAGTCGATTGTAGAGGCTAAAAGAATTGACAGAGAGAATAGAATATTTAAGAAGCGTCAAAAGCTAGCCTTCTTAAAGAATGGTATTACGCTTGAAGGTTCCCCTTTACTTGTACTTGAAGAAACTAGGAAGCTTGGTAAAGAAGAGGTTGCATCTATCCTTAGAAGCGGTCGAGCTAAGAGCCAATTCTTGTTTAGTGAAGCAAAGACTATTAGACGTCAAGGACGTGCTCAGCTGATAGGTAGCGCTCTTGGAGGCATTAGCACATTTGGCAAGCTAGCTGTACAGAATGGAAAACCAAACGGCAATGGAGGCAAGAAGTAAGTGGCAAACATTCCAGAATTTCAACAAAGACAATTAGCCTCTGAACTGACAGGCACTCCAAGTCGAGATACTTCGGGACAACAGTTAGCTAAATCCGCTGCTGATTTCTTTAAGACAGCAGGTGAGATCGCTCAAGTTCGTCAAGATGCTCGTAATGATTCAGACTTTGCATTAGATAGTGTAAGGCTTTCTTCGGACATAGAAACGTTTGACAGAGACTTTAAGACTGAGCATCAGGATGATCCTAGGGATAAGCTAGATCTTTACTTAGAAGGTCTAGGAGACGTTAATAACAAGTTTGTAGAGGGCGTTAGCAATGACAGCATTAAGAGAAAGCTTAATAGATTCTCTAATGACCGCGTCCAGCAACAAGGATTAAAGTTTCTTGATTGGTCGTCTAAGCGAGAGGTTGAGATATCTTTTAATAACCTAGGTTCTCTTCAAAGGCAATTAGCTACCGAGGCTTCTTTGACGGATGACATTTCTAGATACTTACAAATTCAACAAGACTTTCAGAACAGTTTAGATGCAGCTTCTAAGACATTTAGTACTGGACAGCTGGCTAACTTTAATGAGTCTCCTGAGTGCATGTCCACAACTTCTCAAAACCATTGTCTTGTGAAGAAACTGCCACGCTTACAAACAAATCGCCCTCTTTTGTCTCATGTCTATGCCATCCTGAGACAGCCTCTTCTTGGTCAAATGTTAATCCAAGAAGTTGACCA